ATTATCTTAATATAATAGAAAAATTAAAAGTAAATAAAACACCTTTCCAATTTATAGTTTCTAGAAAACTACCAAACGGAAAGGTGTTATTTGATACCAATATAAAAGTATCAGTAGAAGATTATAAAATTATAGAAGAAGTAAAAGAAGCATTTGACGTTAGAGTTGAAATAAAATTAAAACAATATAAAGAATATTCTACAAAAACTATGCAAATTACAATAAAACAATATAAACCACCTGTAGTTGTTAGAGCAGTTACTACGACAACTACGAGTACAGCTGCAGCAAAACCAAGTGGACAAAATTATACTGTAAAAAGGCGGAGATTGTTTATGGAATATTGCTAAAAAGTTTTATGGTAATGGTAGTAAATATACTACAATTTATAATGCAAATAGAGATAAAATAAAAAATCCTAACTTGATATATCCAAATCAAGTTTTATGGATTCCAGCATAGGAGGTATTTTATGAGTCAAGAATTATTAATACAGAATGGCTCTGTAGTATATGCTCCAGTTACTCAAGATGAAATTGTATGGACAACAGAAAGAAAAGGTAGTCCAGGAAAACTAGAATTTAAAGTTTTAAAAGATGATGTCCTTAAATTTGAAGAAGGAAATCCGGTAAGCTTCAAAGTTGATGGGAACAATGTATTTTATGGCTTTGTATTTACAAAGAAAAGAGAAAAAGACAAAATAATAAAAGTAACAACATACGACCAATTACGTTATTTAAAAAATAAATCTAGTTATGTATATACAAATAAAAGAGCCGATGAATTAGTGAAAATGATAGCAAATGATTTTTTATTAAATGTAGGAACTTTGGAAAATACAAACTATAAAATTGCAAAAAAATCTGAAAGTAACCAATCATTATTTGATATTATCTTAAATGCTTTAGATGAAACAATACAATACAAAAAAGAAATGTATGTACTATATGATGATTTTGGAAAAATATGTTTGAAAAATCTAGAAAGAATGAAAGTAGGAATTATTATTGATGAAGAAACAGCTCAAAATTATGATTATCAAAGTTCAATCGATACAGATACATATAATAAAGTAAAATTAGTATATGACAATGAAGAAACAGGAAAAAGAGAAGTTTATATAGCACAAGACACAAACAATATGAATAATTGGGGTGTACTACAATATTTTGATACAATAGATGAAAAAACAAATGGAGCAGTAAAAGCAAAAACATTGTTGAATTTATATAATCAAAAAACAAGAAGTTTAGAAATAAAAAAAGCAATTGGAGATATTAGAGTTCGTGGAGGTTCATTAATAATTGTTAATCTAGATTTAGGAGATGTAAAATTACAACATTTTATGTTGGTAGAAAAAGCAAAACATACATTTAAAAACCGGAGAACATTTTATGGATTTGACATTAAGAGGTCAGGATTTTATAACGCAATAAGGAGGGGAAAAATGGCAAGTCTAGTAGATGCAATTAAAAAAATTTCACAAGGGGTGGAAGAAGCATCCGCTCCTTGTAATGTATTATACGGAATAGTTACAAGTATTAATCCGCTAGAAATTACAATTGAACAGAAATTAAAATTAACATCAGAATTTTTAGTATTAACAAAAAATGTTACAGATTATAGTGTAGATGTTTCAATAGATTGGGATACTGAAAGTAAGAGTTTAAATGCAAATCATTCGCATAGTGCGAATGCAAATGTAAGTGTAAATTCTTCTATATCGCCAAATCCAGATAGTCAAACAATTAATAATAATGTAGAAACTAATATTGAAATAAATGAAACAAAAATCGGATTATCTCATGCTCATTCAATTACTGGAACAAAAAGAATGACTATTCATAATGCGTTAAAGAAAAATGATACTGTAATACTAATACAAAAAAGAGGCGGACAGGAATATATTGTACTAGATAAAATTTAAAAATGAAAGGTGGTTAAATTAAAATGACACCTAATACTAATAATATTTTACAGAGCAATTTAGAGGTTGCAGAACAGCCAAGTAAAACATATTATCTTAATATAGAAAATAACACTATAATAGGACAATGTGATGGTATAGAGGCTATGAAGCAAACGATATATTGTATATTAAATACGGAAAGATTTGAACACCTTATTTACAGTTGGAATTATGGTATAGAATTGAAAAATTTAATTGGAGAAAATTCTACTTATGTAATACCAGAACTTCAAAGAGTAATTACTGAAGCACTTATGCAAGATGACAGAATTGAAGAAGTAAGCAACTTTAATTTTGAAATAAGTAGAAATAAAGTAATAGTAACCTTTAATGTAATAACAACTGTAGGAGAAATAACAATTGAAAAGGTGGTGAGCGTATGAGCCAAGATTTAGACGAATATTTTGATTATGATGTAACGTTAAATCGTATGTTAGATAAAATACCAGATACATTAGATAAAAGGGAAGGAAGCATTATATATGATGCTTTAGCACCTGCAGCTGCAGAAATAGCACAAATGTATATAGTATTAAAAAATAACATAGATTTAGTATTTGCAGATACTGCTGTAGAAGAATATCTTGATAGACTTGCAAATCAAGTAGGACTTACAAGAGAAGAAGCAACAAAGGCAGTAAAACAAGGTAATTTCTACGATGAAAATGATAACTTAATGGATATAGAATTAAATTCAAGATTTACGTGTAATGATTATTACTGGTGTGCAACAGAAAAAATAAGCACAGGAATTTATAAATTAGAATGTGAAACTGCAGGAGCCGATGGAAATAATATTACTGGTATTTTAATTCCAGTAGATTATATACAAGGTTTAGGGAAAGCAACATTAACAGATTTGTTAATACCAGGAGAAAATCAAGAAAGTGATGATGAATTAAGAGAACGTTACTTTGAACAAATTGGAGAAAAATCTTTTGGAGGGAATGTCATAGATTATAAAAACAAAACAAAAAGTATAGATGGTGTAGGAGCAGTAAAAGTAACACCTATATGGAATGGTGGTGGTACTGTAAAATTAACAATATTAGATAGTAATTATGATAAAGCATCTGATGTTTTAATTGCTGAAGTACAACAAGAAATTTGTCCAGATTTTTCGGACGAAGGACTTGGCCTAGCACCAATTGGCCATATAGTTACAGTAGATACGGCAAATGAAATACAAATAAAAGTTCAATCAGAAGTATCAACAGATGAAACAGTAACAGCAGAAAGTGTAAAAGAAAACATAAAAATAGCAATAGAAAAATACCTATTAGAACAAAGACAATCTTGGGAAGATACAGATACAATAATAATAAGAAGAGCACAAATAGAAGCAATAATATTAAATATTGAAGGAGTAGTCGACGTAAGTAATACCTTATTAAATAATCAAAGTGGAAATATCGAATTAAGTAAATATCAAATTCCTGTTTTGGGTGAGGTGGTTATAGTATGAAATTAAAAGAATACATGCCACCTTTTTTAACACAAGTAAGGGAATTTAATGAGATATTTGATGCTGAAGATGTAGAGTTGGATAACTTAAAAGAACAAATAAATAGTATATTAAAAGAAATAATTGTAAAAACTGCGAATGACTATGGCTTAAGAAGGTATGAATCAATATATGGAATAAAAAATGTAGCAGAAACATTAGAAGCTAGAAGAATGACAATTTTGCTAAAAATGAATAATAGGACAGCATATACATATAAATGGTTAATTAATACACTAAATGAAGCAATAGGGGAAGAAAATTACAAAATAACAACTGATTTTAAAAATTACAAAATGAATATAGAAATAGCATTAAATTACACAGAAGCAGCAGAAATATTAAGAAGAGATTTAGTAAAACAAATGCCAGCAAATATAGAATTAGATTATAGATTGACGACAAAAATAAATAAATTTATTGGAGCAGTAATTTCGCAACAATCATATATAAAATTAAAAACAGAAGTAAGTCAGTATTATGAAGATATAAAACTAGATTTAAGTAATAATATAGCAACTAATGTAAGTAGGCAAGATTATATAGAAATTATGCCTAATACAGATTTTGCTGAAGAAGTAGAAAGTATTAACGTTAGTTATAATGTTGGAACTTCTATTTCAAATCAAAATTATATAAAAATAGAGGAGTGTGAAAAATAATGGGTTTTGAAAAAGTTTATATAACGAAAGCAGGAGCATTGTTAGCAGCTAAAACCTTACAAGGAAAAAAAATAGAATTTGACCATGCCGAGATAGGTAGTGGTGCTTTAAGTGGTGATGCAAAAAACAAAACAGCATTAACAACTAAAGTTCTTGAATGCCCAATAAGTAATATAAAAATTACTGGAGATACCCAAGCACAAATTTCTTTTGCTTTTAAAAATACAGATGCAAATGCAGCATTTTATTTTAGAGAAATAGGACTTTTTGCAATAGATCCAGATACAAAGGCAAAAGTATTATATGCTTATTCTAATGCAGGAACAACAGCTGAATATATAAATAATTCTATTACAGAATTAATAGAAAAACATATTGATATTACTGTATTAGTAGATAATTCAAGCAATGTAACAATAACTTTAGATGAAAGTCAAATATATGTTACACAAAAAGAATTACAAGAAGCAATAGAAGAAGCAAGAAGTTTTGTAGGAAAAAATTATGGAATAAAAAGATTGCTTACAGACAATACAGTAGCAAGTTGGACTAGATTAGCAGATGCAGAAAATTTAACAGCAAAAGCAACAAAAGATGGAACAGAGGTAGCAAACGATTTTGATAATTGTTATCCTTGGTCAGAAATAAAAAGATGCAATATAGATACAGCAACAGGCAGAGTAGTAGCATATCATGGAGAAGTAGGTTATGCTGAAGATGGAAGCAACGGAGAAGTAATGGTAAGAATACCAGAATTTTGGTGGAAAAGAGAAAGAAAAACAGAAAGTGAAGGCAAAGAATATGAATATATTTATATTGCTGATTATGCAAGAGCAGGCTATACAAAATCAGAAGAATTTTTTGTTGGTGCATACTTATTAAGTGTAGGAGAAGATACAAAAGCACACTCAATAAGTGGAGCTGTACCAAAATATAGTACAACATTAGCGAATTTTAGAACATTAGCAAAAGGTGTAGGAGATGGTTTTTGCTTATTAGATTACCACTATTTCTTGTTACAAATGTTATATTTAGTAGAATATGCACACTACAATTCTCAAAGTATGTTAGGAAATGGGCGTGTTGCTTATAGTGGTAATACAGCTAAAGCATTATTAGCTGAAAATGGTACAAATAGAATAATTGTAAGTGCAGTTAATAGTGGTTTATGGATAGGAAAGACAGTTTGTATAGGTGCAACAGATGCTTGGAATGCAAGTGTGGCACAAGATAGAGAAATTACAGCAATAGAAGATTATAATGATGGAACTATAAGTGGAAAAGCAATAACATTTAGTGGAGAGGCTGTTGATATTGCAATAGGAAATGTTATTTGGGGTAGTGCTCAAAAAACTGGTGGAAATGATGCATTAGGTAATAATTCAGGTTGTATAAACAATAATCAATATCATTCTGTAAGTTATAGAGGTATAGAGGATATTTTTGGACATTTATTACAACATATAGATGGAATAAATATAAAAGATTTTCAAGCATATATTTGTAAAGATCCAGATAGTTATGCAAATGATAAATTTGATGCACCATACGAGAAATTAGGATATGTAAATAGTGAAACTGTAGATAGCTATTCTAAAAAATTAGGATTAGATGAAAAACACCCAGAAGTTGCACTACCAATAGAAGTAGGGGCAAGTTCTAGTACAGGAACTACTGACTACTACTGGGGAGCGACCGGAAACAGAATTGCGTATGTTGGTGGCAGCTTCTACAACAACGGTGCGAAAGCAGGTTTCTTCTTTTGGAATTGTGGCAATGCTTCTAGCAATGCGAATTGGGCTTACGGTGCCCGACTTCTTAAATACCAGTAAAAAACGGGGGTTTGGGGGTGGTCAACCCCCATGTATGTATAACTGAACTCTAGAGTAGTTAAAATAATAAATAAAAAGTAGTATAATCTGGCAAAGGGATTTGATGTGTCTCGAGCCAGGGTTTTACACTTTGTTTGAGGGTAGCCCATGTCGGTGGTTATTTCAGCAATGGTGCTAATGCTGGTCTCTTCTACT